AGGAACTTGCCCCACTTCTATTGTTACGCAAGATGTTACATATTTTTATAGAAATGGTTATTTGATTAGAAGCAATTTACAAAAAATTGTTCCCGATAAAAATACAGGAAGTCCGTCAAAGGTTATTGGTCTTTTTGTTAATGAACAAATTATAACCAGTTCCGATGATGCATCCTTATTAGACCCAGCAGTGGGAAGTTCTAATTATTTTGCACCAGGAGCGGATAGATTAAAATTTGATCTATCCATTGCAAGTTTTGATTTAAGTCCAAATTTAACTGCAGATACAACAGAAAATATTATTCCTTTATTAACAATTAACAAAGGTGAAATTGAATACGTTTCGGATACAGGAATTGAAAGCGAACTCCGAAAAGAAATAGAGCAAAGAACATATGACGAATCGGGAAACTATGTAGTTAATGAATTTATCATTACTCCCGTATCAACAACAGACCAGGATACAAATCTTAAAATTAATGTGTCCGGAGGTAAAGCATATGTAGGTGGCAGAGAAGTCACTACAATTTCAACTACAGAAATAAACATTCCTAGACCGGTTAATACAGAAACAAAAACAGGATATAATATTACTACTACACAAGGTAATTATATGCGTATAAAGGACTTAAACTTTATAGGCGGCAGTAATATGATTATCCCAAAAGCAGATAATATTACTCAAGGTGAAATCTATCTTGAAATGCATAGTATACCCAATCCTACAACTAGTGCAACTAAGGTTGGTGAAGTAGTATTTAAAAATATTGAATATGATAGTTCTTTAGGCACTGGTACACAATTTAAACTTTTCTATCATAATTTTTCTACGGTACAAGATGCCCCTGCAACATGGGAAGCTTGGTCAGCTAAATATGGAATTAGTGTGGCAGATGGTCAATTTATTGCAAACACATTCTTTTCATCTCCAACTGCATCAACATTATTAGGTAATTATGGGGTTGCAAATACACCATCTTATGCTTTATATAGAGAACCCGAAGTGGATGAGGTCGCATATTGGTACAGACAATGGGTAGCAGATGGAAGAGATATTGCAATAACTAAAAGAAAATTTGCTGAAAGTATTTTAAGTAATTCTTTATCTAGTGATTATACTAGATTAACAACAACTACAAAAGCATTTTCTCAAGTTTTAAATGGTAGTCCTTTTGCCGATGGTTTAATTAATGCAAAGCAAGTTAAAAGTATTGTAGGTGTTGCTAACGCCAAAACAAATCATCTAACATCTGCATCATATGGTCAGCCGTTTTTCTATGCTAATATTGCTGCAGCGGGCCTGGATGCTAGAAATAATTTAACAATTATTGATCCTCGTTCTTCAGATGCGTTGGTGTTTAAAGTTGGTTCTAAAGAATTTATTAAATCCATAACAAATATTAGAACAACCTATTCAAGAGTTATTAGAAACGCTGTTTTCACAAATGGTATTTTTACAAAATCTTTATTATATCCAGAATCATTTCCACAAGGAGACGGAGTAGTTGTTGCTAGTACAGCAAGAACAAACTTTATTATAAGTGTTAAATCTGGAGCAACTGCAAGTGTAGGTAACGGTGTTTTTAATTTTTCACAAGGATCGGTAACAATATCATCTGATTCTAGTATAGCAACTATCAATTTAGGCGATAATACTTTTAACGGTATTGCTGATATAGAATTTTTAGTTCAATCTGATAATCTTACTCCTAGAACCAAAACATTGGTAAAGGATGCTTATCAGTTTGTTAATGTTACTAATGCGGAAATTGAATATAATTTAAAAATTTCAGATATTGCCAAACATCATGGGGCATACAAATTAATAAACAATAATAAGTTTAAGGGAAGTTGGTTATCCAATGTATCTTATGATTATAATGAAGTTGTTATTAAAGATGGTTCTATATACAATGCTATTAGACCATCATCAAATGTAAGTGTATTAGAAACCAATAACTGGTCTAGATTACAAGTAGTATCTAATGATTTTATACTATCCGATGGTCAAAGAGATGGTTGGTATGATCATGGCTCTGTAAAATTTGTAGGAGCAACATCTCAAATTCCAGGAAACGTTCTTGTAGCTTATGATTATTTCACACATACAGGTGACGGCCCATGTACTGCAGATTCATATCCTGAAACTTATTACAGAGAAATTCCAACATATAAATCTGTTGTAGATTCTAAAGAATATAATTTAGTTGATTGTTTAGATTTTAGACCAAAACGAATCAACGGTAGTGATTATTTAAATTTTGAGACAGCAGTATTTCCGGTATCATATGTAAATACAGATGCAGATGTTACATATTATCTAGCTAGAACAGATATACTTTATGTGAGTAAAGATAATATTAATTTTGACTCTCCATATAATAGATTGTATGTAGAAACAGGTGTAAATTCTAGTGGTCTTTTTGTCCAAGATGATCCTATAGTTAAATCAAGATTGGCAATAGCAACATTACAAATACCTCCTTTTGCAGAGAGCGCATTTGAAATTGATATTGTATATCGAGACAATCAAAGATTTACTATGCAAGATATTGCAAAAATTGAAAGAACTACTATTGCATTGGATAAAGCAATTAGAGTTCAAGCAATAGAAATTGCAAATTTAAAATCTATTATTGTCAACGATAACGGCGACACATTATTGAAGTCGGGTATTCTTGTAGAAAATTTTACAGATTTTAGTAAAGCAGATATAGAAAATCCAAATTATTCAATTGCAATTTCTCCATCGGAGGGCGTATGTGAACCGCTATTTACAGCACATAATTTAAATTTAGAAATTGTTTCTGCATCGAACTTTAATCTTGCAGATGGTATTATAACCGCAAAATATACTAATGAAGTTTTCATTAGTCAAGTTGAAGCTAATTCATTTGTAAATCCAAATCCTGGCGGCATTGACGATCGTAGAGGAAGAGCATATATTAGTAAACGTAATACTTATTCTCTTAATTTATTAGAATGGGGTCTTGTTGGAGTAGGGCTTTATGTTGCAGGTTCAGCCGCATTTGCGGGCGTAACCGCTGCATTTGCAGCAGGTGCATCTTTAGCAAGTATTGGGGTGGCCGCTGGTGCAGCGTGGACAGCAGCACAGGCCGCCATATTTAATGTCGGCGTGGTGCTCGAGGCAGGTGCTAGTTTAATACTTGGAGGAATAGCCGCCACGAATACCTTTTTCGTGGCCACGCTGGGATTCCCACCGCTTCTTGCAGGTATTGCTACAGTTATAGTAGTAGTAGCAGTAGCAGCAGTTATACTAGAAGGCGCGAAAGACGTAGTAAAATGGGTAGACAAAAAGGTCGGGCAAGCTAAAAGATGGTGGAAAAAAACTTTCTCAGATAATAGGATGAAAAAGAATGTCAAATTTATTCGCAAAATTAAACCAGGATTAAATTTATATAAATTTGAATATAAAAAACCGTTTAAGAAATTAACAGGAGCAGGCTATGGAACATTCTATGGTTTAATGGCTCAAGAAGTTGAAAAAATATATCCAAAAGCTGTTATTACTGAGAACAACGGATATAAATCTATAAATTATTCACTAATAGGAATTTAAAAATGACAGGCTCTATCAAAAACGAAATAGATGAATCACAAAATCGTACTTCCACTGTTTCTACGAAAAAAACCAGTGCAGATACATTGTATGCCGGTGAAGAAGTCTTGGCATTTGCCGTTGTAGAAATGCCCCCTAATACAAGAATATACGTTTATTGTAATGGCGTAAATATTACAGAATTTTGTGGTCCAAGGACATCTAGTGCGCAAATCGGAGATCCTATTGTAACAAATCAAACAGGAAGCGCTGCGGGTATATTATACATTCCAAGTGGCAACGAAAAATATAGATTTTTAGTAGGGGAAATAGTTTTATCATTCTCAGATAGTTCTACGGGTATAGAAAATTCTACATACTTAACAGAAACAATTCTATATAATCACGGATTAAAATTAACCAATACTGAAGAAGGCGGTACAATTTCTCTTAGAAAAACTGAGAAAATAAGAACAAATCCTTTAGGTAATACTTTACAAGTTAATACTACTCAATTAAGATTAGATCCTCTTGCTCAAACTTTTTTTGTGGACGAAGTTAAATATCCATTGGGTATATATTTAACTTCTGTGAATTTATTCATATATGAAAAAGATCCTGTTTATCCAATTGCAATTGAATTGAGACAAATGGTCAATGGTGTACCTTCTACTACAGAATTCCTTTCAGGTAGTTTTGTTCTAAGAAATTCTGCAGATATTTCTGTATATGACCCGGTATCTCAGCAATCACCCACAACCCCATTTATATTTACCCATCCTATCTTTTTAAAGCCTGGAGAATGGGCATTCTGTGTTATGACTAAGTCTGCAAGATATAGTTTATTAACAGCAAAAAATGGAGAAGGTTTAACAGTTAAACAGCCTTTTGCAGGAAGATTATTTAAAGCTCAAAATACAGGTAATTGGGTAGGAGATGATAATGAAGATTTGACTTTTGCTCTTACAAAAGCAGTATTTGAAACGGGTAGTGTTACAATCAATGCAAAATCTCTTGCAATTCCTGATGGAGGATTGGAATACAATAGGTTCCGATTATTATCCACAGCCGCAGAATTTGGAGACACTGCAGGAGTTTCTTATAAAATACAGACAACTGCCGCGGGCACAAGAGATAAGTCAGATATACAAGAAGTTAAACCTGGGCAAAATGCAGAATTAACAGGAAGACAGACTGCAACACAAGCGGGAGATGTAAACTTACAAATAGAAATTACGTCTAAATCTAAAGATATTTCTCCTATGTTGGATAACCAACTATTAGCTGCTCAAGTTTTTAAAACAAATATTACCGATTACACACAAGCAATATCCGATAGCGAACTAAAACCTAGCAATGGTTCAGCTCAAGCAAGGTATATAAGTAAACCCGTGGCACTTGCATCCGGGTTTGATTCTACAGGTTTAGAAGTTAAAATTGATGTTGCTCGTCAGGTAGGAACGGATGTAGAAGTATTTTGCAGAGTATTAGCAAGAGATGATAATACAGTATCCAACGGGATTAGTGATAAGTATTGGATAAAAATGCCATTGGTTACACCTTCAGAAAAAACATTTTGCGGTACGGATGTAATTTATAGTACAGAAACCTACAGATTATTAGAACCAAGATTAGGATATAAAGTTGCTTCATCTAGTGCAAAATATGAAACATTTGCATATTATCAAGTTAAGGTTGTATTCTATTCAAACAATTCTTTATATCAACCAAGCTTGAAATCTTTATCTGCGATTTCTGTAATATAATGAACAACTATTACGTTCCGATCGAAGGCGAACCTGGTTATGTAAAGGATGTTAGATCTTCTGCTTTATTAAATACAGATTTAGGTGCCTTGCAAGAATACAAACAAAAGAAAAAACATTCTAAACAAATTTTGTCAATGCAAGAAGAAATAAATATGTTAAGAGCTGAGATAGAACAAATTAAAAACCATCTTCAAATAAGTTAAGACTATGCCATCATCAAAAAATTTATCAAACGTAAATATCGGGACTTCTCCAAATAGCGGAGATGGCGACGTATTACGAGACGCATTCATTAAGATTAATGATAATTTTAATGCATTATATACTGGCGGTCAATATAATGCTGCAGGAGATGATAGTAAATTACATCCAGGATATTCTTGGTCTGATGATAAAGATACGGGTATGTATCATTTAGGACCAGGTAAAATTGGATTCTCATTAAACAATAGAGATTCACTTTTATTAGATGAAAATGGTTCTATTAAATGGTTCAATAAAGAATTATCTACACAAGATTATGTTATAGCGCAACTAAATAATTTTACAGGTGGTATATCTGCTGCAAATATAGTTGTTACTACTGGCTCAGGAAATACTACAGTTACTGTCAATGGTATTCCGGTAGTATCAACTCTACCTACCGCAGGAAATTATCAAGGAAGAATAGTATTTTATTTAGGAGATATTTGGACATATTCAAGTTATCCTATAGGGAATGGAGCAGGATTATCTGCAAATCCTAGCATTGCAAGACTTGCAGGATCCGATTCAAGATGGGTTAGATTTAGAGGTGACCAAGCTGTCACAATTGGTTTAGTTAGACCAGAAATTGCTGCCGAAGGAACAACGTTTTATGAAACAGCAAATGCTGTTATATACATGTATTTGTCTGGACAATGGAGAACATTATCTAGTTTAATTACATCAAATGCACCAGCAGGATTAGACGTGTTGCTTTCATTGCCCGCAACAGGAGACCCTAGTAATTATACGGGTAGAACTGTTGTTGTAGGATCTAATTCTTATATTTTTGTAGGCGGCGTTTGGGATAACTTATCAAATTATATTAGCGGTAGCAGCGGCACAGGAAGCGGAATATTATCTAGTTCTACGTTGCCTTTGTCTGCAAATGTTGGTGAACTGTATAGAAAAACTGGGACAGATGCCGGTCTTTATATCTATGATGGCGGATGGAAAACAATTCCTCAATATGCAGGTAACACTGGAACTGCTAGAATAAATACAGTTTCTTCTTTGCCTACAGACGTAACATATTATAATGGTGGCGATTTAATTATTACAGGTAATGTAACTTATATTTTAAAACCTGATAAATCGCAATGGCAGATTTTTTCACCTGGTGCGAATACCACAGCAACAAGCATATTATTAAATGCAGGACAGGTGGGAACTAATGAATTGGCAAATGCGTCAATAACACTAAATAAATTAATAGCCAATACTATTATTGGAACGGTGTTAGTGAGTAATACTATTAATACCAGAGAGTTAGCGGCTAGTTCTGTAACCGATATAAAAATTGCAGCAAATAGTATCACATCTTCAAAAATTCAAGCAGGTGTTATTACTTCTAGAGAAATTGCAGCAAACTCTATACCAGGTAATCGAATACAAGCGGGATCTATAACTTCAAGAGAATTAGCAGCGTCTTCTATAGATGCAAGTGCAATAATTGCAGGTTCTCTTTCAGAAATATCACAAAACGCAGGAACAATCACAGCCGGTGTATTAAGATCAACTGATGGTAAAATGATTATAGATTTAAACAGTAAATTTTTAAGAATTGAATTGTAAATGACCAACGTTTTATGGGCAGGTAATATTGCGGGTGCACCTGTAGTATCAATTTTCAATAATCCCTCAGAAAATGAGGGCAATAATTATCCTGTCTATAATAGATTCGACTCTATTGATAGAATTTATTTAGACACAAGATTTGATTATTTTGATGTTAAATGGTCTTTAGATTTCTCATATAAATTTGCAAGTATAAACGCAGGGTCTTTGGGGCAAACAATAACTACTGTAGCATACCATAATTTTTCATATCCTCCTGCTGCAATATTAATAGATACGGATACTAGAGAAATAGTATCGAATAATAATTTTATTCAAATTGTAAATTATAAATCTTATAGAACAGTATCGTTTTTAATAGACTCTACAAAATTTTACATTAAGGAAAATTATGACAATAAGACTGATGCCCTACCATCGTTAACCAGAAGATATACAATTTTAGCATTTAGTCAAACTGCACAGGTACCATAATGGCCAACGTCTATTTATTAAATTTATCTCAAAACAGGGTGACGTTTGGCAATGTATTTGATTCTTCGAAAACTTATATTGTAAAAGATACACTGCAACCTGAAATAGGAAACTTTGCTTTCACTAAAGTTTTAAATTCCCCTACATTAAGAATATATCAAGAAACAGAACAAGGTATTTTATATAATACTTTTACAGATATTAGTAAAAGACAAGCACTTGGTTCAAGTGCACCAAAGTCTGGCCCTTATATAGAAAATTATTCTGTAAATGGAGAAATTAAAACTAGCGATTTTATTAATATATTATTGATAGATAAACCACCTGTGAGAACTGGATTCTTTAAATTTACAATAAATGGTTTTTCTTTTCCAGGAATTATAAAACAATTAACAACATATCCTCATTATGATTGGGAAAAAACTACAGGAGCATATTCATATGTTTTAAAATCTGATTCAATTGGGTATGGTATAGAAATTAGTAAGAATGTATTATACACTGCAACAGATAATTTAGATGGTACTTATACATATACCCCCACTCCGCTAAATCTTTATCTTAGAAGTTTAACGGGAAATGAGATTATAACATCTGTAGCAACAACAGATGATCCAAATACGTATTTTCAAAGTATACCGGGAGCAAATACAAAAATATCAGGTTCTTTTCCTGAAAGTATTTTTTATATTTCTCCAGAATTTGCTTTAAGATATATAGCAAGCTATATAGATTTAATAACAACCTTCGGGGCAGATTATGTAAAGGGCCAAGAGCATTATGCTAAATATGGGGCAAGCCAAGGCAGAATTATATCCTTTAATCCTATAGCATATTTGAATAAGTATTCAGATTTGAGAACAATATACGGGTATGATACTTATAATGCCACAATACATTACATAACTACGGGATATTTTGAAGGCAGAAGTTTAGACGAATCTAGTAATTATAATCCTTTAACCGGAGGATTATATGATGGTAGATTTACTTCTTCATTAACATCTAATACTATTATATGGCCAGTAGGATCTACGATAAAAACTAAAGGAAAAAGTTTGACATACAAATATAATAGTATAGATTATTATATTAATAGTTCAATAGATTTTACTAGTAATATAATTTATTTGAAAGTTCAATAATGGGAATATCCTTAAATAAAAATAATGCATTTACCGTCACTGATGCACACGGTAATACTAAATTTTCTTTAGATAAAAGAATGCCCCATATTATACATACATTTTCTGGCGTAGTAGATATACCAAAAATATATGGTAATGATTTTTCTCTTACCACTATAGATAGAGTGGATACTGTTGTTACGTTATCTAATTCATATATAGCAACGTCTTTTCAAGATAGTTTTATTTTGCCTTTTTATAAAATTACTGGTGGATTTTCAGACACAGAATCTTACATTGTAAGTGGTACCGGTTCTACTATTGTTCGAAAAATATTTCAACCAACTACTAGAGAATTTTTAGGAAGCTCAATAATAGATATTGTTCAAGAAAACGGCGAATTAAAAATTGTATGTAATCAACAGTTAGATAGAACTGGATATAGTAATATAGATGGGGATAGTGTAGTTGCCCTATCATACAAAATATACTATGGAAGATTTAACTAATAAATAACAGATAATAATCGGAAATAAAATGACAGATCAAATTTTACTTGTAGATTTAATAGCAGCCAACAGAGAAACTACTGGTACTGGCACAGATGGTGCTACTGGGGCCACGGGTCCTCAAGGAAATCCCGGCGATCCTGGTGGTGCAACTGGAGCTACTGGTCCGACAGGTGCTACAGGATTAGGTGCTACCGGCGCTACAGGATTAGGGGCGACCGGAGCAACCGGCGTTAAGGGCACTACAGGATCTACAGGAGCAACGGGTCCAGCTGGTGCTACAGGATCTCCGGGTGGGGCAACTGGAGCTACAGGCCCCGCTGGTGCTACAGGATTAACAGGTAATGTAGGATTGACTGGCGCAACCGGACTAACAGGTAACATTGGAGCTACGGGATTAGGGGCAACAGGTGCAACTGGATTACAGGGCATAACTGGCGCAACAGGTATAATTGTCAGTTCTGAAATAATCACAATAGTTACTCCGTTGTTAACAACAGGCAACGTAACAATATTACCAAATACTACTAATACTACAAGTATAGGATATTTAGGAATACCTCAAAATTTACAAAATACTAATTATACTTTGTCTTTATTGGATCAGGGTAAACATATTTTCAGTCAAACAACTGCTCTGCAAAGTATATTAATACCAACAAATGCTAACGTAGCATTTCCTGTAGGAACAGCTGTTAGTATTGTTCTTCAAGGAATAGGCAATATTAAAGTATTAAATCCTGGCGTAACACTATATCTTGCAGGCACTGCAGGACTAAGAGCCAATGCAAATATTTCATCTTGGGGATTTGCCTCATTATTAAAAACAGATACTAATGCATGGTGGATTAGTGGTTCTGGAGTAAGTTAATGGGTGGTATATTACATACAATTAGATCTGCTACAATTTCAAGATTGTATAGTATTTTATTCTCATCTCCGACGTCGAGCAATGTTAAAATTTATGTAGACGGTAATTATATAATTAATTTAACCGGTTTATCCTTGGAGGCAAATAAACCAAATAATTTAACACAATTTAGATTTGGTTCAAATGGGTCTTGGGTTAAATCATCAGTTAGTTATACTGGTTGGGATGGACAAATAAGTGAACTTAGAGTTTCAGACAATGTTAGATATGTTGCAAATTTTACTGCGCCGACAAGCGCACTTGCACAAGATGCAAATACAATAGGTTTATATAAAGCAAGCTCTTCTACAACATGGAACGAAGTTGTAAATAACGTATCTACTACTCCCTCAGGTGTTTTTAATATAAATTCCGTAGATACAAAAAACGGATTAAGTTATAGTTTAGATATACGTAATCGAGGAAACACGAGCCCTGGCTTAGTAATGACAGGGCCTTCGACATTTAAAGATTGGCCAGTTACTATCGAATATTGGGCAAGAGCAAGTAGCGCTGCTGTAACAATGATTCCTTTAATTTTTACTAACACTGATAGATCTGATCCAAAAGGAATATTTTTTGCCGTGTCACCTTCAGTAAATAATAATAATGTTGTATTTTTACAATCATCTGATGCTGCAGCCCAACCCAATAATCCTTTGTATGTGTTTGCAAATACTTGGCATCACTATGCAATAACAATAGCACCATAAAAAAATGTCAACTACAAAAAATTTATCTCTAGACCAAGGCACGACTTTCACTGAGAATATTAGATATTTGGATAATTCTAAAAATCCAATATCTTTAACAGGATATACTGTAAAAGGTCAACTAAGAAAATCATATTATTCTGCAAATGCAACTGCTACGTTTACCACAAATATAACAAACGAGACAACGGGCAATATTACTATATCATTAGGATTTGCAACAACTGCAAATATTGCTGCAGGTAGATACGTATATGATGTAGTAGCAAACACAGTAAATAATGTTAATGTGGTGAGAATACAAGAAGGCATTTTAACGGTTAATCCAGGAGTAACCAAATAATGGCATCAGTAACAACCAGAGAACAATTAAGAGATTACTGCCTACGCAGACTAGGTTCGCCTGTCGTTGAAATAAACGTAGATGACGATCAAATCGAAGATCGTATAGATGATGCTTTTCAATTCTACAGAGAATATCACTTTGATGCTGTAGAAAAGGTATATCTAAAACACCAAATTACTGCGCAAGATTTAACAAATCAATATATTCCGGTACCGGACACAGTTGTTGGAGTCGAAAGAATATTGCCTTTTACAAATAGATCAGATGGTACTAATATCTTTAGTATCAGATATCAAATTCTTATAAACGACTTATATAGTTTGATGTCAACTAATTTGATTTATTATTATCAAGTCAAACAAGAATTGGAACTAATTAATCAGGTGTTGGTTGGGGTTAAACCTATTCGATTCAACCGACACATGAATCGTCTTTATATTGACCAAAGCTGGCCCGAAGATGTACCTGAAGGGTCTTTTATTATTGTGGAATGCTGGAGAATATTAGACCCAGATACATATAGAGACGTATATAATGATATGTTTCTAAAACGTTACTGTACTGCATTGATTAAAAGACAATGGGGTGAGAACTTGAAGAAGTTTCAAGGAGTTCAATTGCCTGGTGGAGTAACAATTAATGCAGATCAGATATATCAAGATGCATTAGAAGAGATTAAACAAATTGAAGCTGAAATGCAATCACGATTCGAATTACCTGTAGATTTCTTTACAGGATAATATTAGAACTTTATTAACCGGGGTACATAGATGATGATAACACCTGGTCAATAGAAAGTCAATACTAAAATGGCAACAGTTAATCAATATTTTCAGTCCGGTAGAAGTATCGGTAGGAACTCAGAACAAAATCTTTACGAAGATCTAATCATTGAGTCTATGAAGATTTACGGAATGGAAGTATATTATTTGCCACGCAAGCCTAATAATTTGGACAGTATTTTAACAGAAGACCCTCTAAACACTTTTGAATACGCCTATCCAATTGAGATGTATTTGGAAAACACAATGGGCTTTGCTGGAGACGGGGAGTTAATGTCCAAATTTGGTTTGGAGATTAGAGACACTGCTAATTTTATTGTTTCTAGAAAACGCTGGAATCAAGTTGCTGGTTCTACTGGAAATACTATTTTGGAAAGACCAGCAGAGGGTGATATAATATATTTCCCAATGTCTAAATCATTTTTTGAAATACGCAAGGTTGAAGGACAAGATCCTTTCTTTCAGGTAGGAAAACTATACGTATTTAAAATGATGTGCGAATTATACCAATATTCAAATGAACGATTTATGACCGGTGTCGCCGAAATAGACAATATAGCAACAGGTATAAATCTAGAAATTAATGATTATGAATTACTATTGGAAAATGGAGATAGTCTATTGTTAGAAACAAATGCATTAACTCCGTTGATACAAGAAAGCTATAGCCTTAGTGATGGAGACCATGTACAAATTGGTGCAGATAATGATAGGTTTGTTGAAGAAGTAGATCAGGTATTAGATTTCTCTGAAAGAAATCCGTTTGGTGAGGTATTTCAATAATGTTAGACCAAAGATTTTATTGGGGTACTATTAGAAAAGCTATTGTTGCTTTTGGTACTATGTTTAGTAATATGACAATTGAACGAAAAGATTCTGCAGGAAATATTGTGCAGATACAAAAAGTTCCTTTGTCCTATTCTCCTAGACAAAAATTCTTAGCAAAAATAAAACAGCAGCCAAATGTAGATGCTACTAATTTTCAAGTGATATTGCCTCGTATGGGGTTTGAGATGATATCTTTAGATTATGACCCTAATAGGAAGATTAGTCCT